TGGAACCACAGCCAATCAACATAAAGGTGGGCACCCCACTTAGCTACGATCAGGAAAAGCACTAAAATTGTGATGACTATTGTGGATAGCCACTTAATGCCTTTATCCAATAAATCTCCTCCTTAAATACAATAATAAGCAAACAACAAATTGCTTGTTTAGTAACCAAAGAAGCGCTAGATCGGTCTGGCTCCTTTTCTTGTATCATCTGCCTCATGTCGTATTTTTGCTTCACATATCTGGCAAAAAGAAGGTGATTTTTTAGGCATATCTTCGTCATCATCATCTAGATAAGGGTTTGTATTATCTACTGCCACAAGATCTGGATCAAAAATTTTACCGCACATGATACATTTTTTCGTGGCCATTTAACTCACCTCCGGTCTAATTATGTTCATTAATAGCATAGTATTCTCCGCCGGAGGCTTGATTCCTTGTTCATAACTGGCACTTTGTCGTAAATCCCATGGTGATAGCTTTCGAATACTTGTCTACTATTTGGATAAGGTTTTAATTGTTGTTTTATTTTTATAAAATAGCATGATGGAGCATTTTGTTCATTTATCTCTATGATTGATATTTGTCGGTGGGAGAACTGCGTAATGGCTGATTACCCCACCGATTGCAGTTGGGTTACTTCTCTATTGCCAATTCAACTATTTTATTCACCAGCGTGGTAAAGGAAATGCCTGCTGCTTTGGCTGCATCAGGGAAAAGACTGGTTTCCGTCATGCCTGGAATGGTGTTGACTTCTAAAATGTATGGCTGGCCAGCCTGGTCAACCATGAAATCAACCCTGGATAACCCCCGGCAGCCAATGGCGAGGTAAGTTTTGTACGCCAGATCTTTGATTGTTAGCTGTACACTATCAGGCAGGCGAGGCGGTATGATATGATTACTTAGACCGACGGTATACTTGGCTGTATAATCGTAAACCCCAGTAGCTGAATAAATTTCAATCAGGGGAAGCACTTCGGGGTTTTCGTTGCCTATCACTGAGGCTGTTACTTCAACACCAGCAACCATTTTTTCCACCAGGATAGTGTGGTCATATAGAAAAGCTTGTTCTATGGCGCTGCTAATTTCACCTTGATGATGTACAAAGGAGATGCCTATGGTGGAACCCTGGGTGGGGGCTTTGATCACTACGGGCAAGCCCAAAGCCATAACTTTATCGAGGAGACTGCCTAATTGGTTATCGCTGTATTCACTACGAGATATGGTAAAAAATTCGGGTGTGGGTAACCCTTCATAAAGCAATATTTTTTTGGTGGCAATTTTATTTATGGCAATGGCACTTGCTAGTACATCTGAACCAGTATAAGGTATGTCCAGCATCTCTAGGAGACCTTGAATAGTGCCATCTTCCCCATACTTGCCATGCAGGGCGATATAGGCCAAATTGATTTGCTGGTTTTTCAAGTTTTCCACAATGTTTTGATCCACATCTATTTTTACCGCATCATAACCAATGGCTAGTAGTGCGTTATAGATAGCTTCTCCGGTGCGCAATGATACTTCCCTTTCTGCTGAACGTCCGCCGAGTAAAACACCGATTTTGGTGCCCATTTAGCCACCTCCGAGATTGTAATTATTTTATATATATTCGTTTGGGTTCTCAAAAATCCTTTGCACGCTACATATTTCCCTTGACTGAGCTGGAATATTAATTTATAATAACTTTTGTTACGTAAATAAGTTTTCTTTAGGGGAGTGGCTCAATGGTAGAGCAACGGTCTCCAAAACCGTAGGCTGCAGGTTCGAGTCCTGTCTCCCCTGCCAGTAATCCCAAGGCTTTCGGGCTTTGGGGTTCTTTATTTTTATGCCGAGTAGACAGATTTTAGACAGATTTGTTTTTCTGGACAGATTTCCCGCTTTTTTTTCTATCGCTAAACGTATTCTCTATTAAATCAGCTGCTTGTCGGTCCTTACTCTCCAGGAAGTGACTATAAATATTTTGTGTGGTGGCTGAAGTGCTATGCCCCAGCCGGCCGGCCACTGTCTCTATGTCCATACCATGACTAATTAAGAATGTTGCGCTGGTATGCCTCAACCCGTGAAAGTTTAAATGCGGTAATTCGTTACGCTCTAAAAACTTGGGGAACCATTTTGTTATGGTGTATGTGTTCATAGGTTTATTGTCCCAGGTAACAAATAAAGGGTTATTGTCCCGGCAAATAAAGCCCTTGCCTCGCTGGGCCTCTTTGTATTCTTCAATGAGCTTTATCAGGGTATCATTTGTGGAAATCTTACGAGTGCTTGTTTCGTTCTTGGTGGCCTTTGTAAATACGCCTTGCCCGGGAAGGTATTGACTAGCTTGTCTTATTTCAATAGTCTTAGTATCTGAATTGATATCCTGCCATTCAAGGCCCATAATTTCCCCGATTCTAGCACCGGTCATTAACGCAATCATAGTAGCCACTTTATATTTTAGTTCTTCCGGTTCTGTCTTATCGAGTGCATCAAGTAAGGCCTGGACCTGCCCTTCATCATAGCACTTGGCTTTTTTCTTTTCGGTCTTTGGAGCGTCCACACGCTTTGCTGGGTTATTGCCGGTTAACACTTCCCACTTGATAGCCTTTTCAAATATGGACGAAATAACCCTGTGATGGTGTTTTATTGTCTGATCTGAAAGCGGCCCAGCGTCCTTTTCCTCCCTGGTTCCATCCTTCTTTAATCCTAAATATTTATGAGGCTTTCTTAGGCTATTATAGAAGTCTAATAGGTCAAGCGGTTTAATTTTGTCTAATCTCTTATCTCCAAAGGCCGCATAAATCCTGCTCTCAAGAAGTTCCTTATACCTGAAAACTGTCTTAGGGGATAGTTCTGTTTCTGCATAATCTTTAAGCCACTTCTTAGTAAATTCCTTAAAAGTCACCTTTGAAGGCTGTTTAAAATCTCCACTATCCACTTCTGTTATAAACTTGGCCATCAGCTTTTCAGCTTCCCGGTCGCTTTTGGCTTCTGCATACCTTGAAAAATCCCGATACCTGAGCCGATAATAACCTTCCTTGATCTTAGTAATGTTACCTGCCACTGGTTCACCACCTTCGATACTTTTGTATTTAATTGTATCACATTCTAGGTGTTCCGTTCAGAAGGTCATATTCATAAATCACCCGATCCGCTCCCGCTGCTCTGGCGGCTGCTCCCCTCGGCACCGGTTTTCCCGCTCCCCCTCTGCCGGGGTCATCGCGTTCGACGGATCAGCTATATTTAGTTGTACCCGACCCATCAAAGAGCGCGGATTTCATCCAGGACGTCCTGGTCCACATCAAGGTATAGCGCCGCCGTGTGTAGTGCCCGCAGTTGTCCGGCTGCTTGGCCCTCCGAATAATGCCGGCCCGGGTTATCTAGTGAAAGCCTACCCATATACCCGTATTCCCAGCAAACACCTTCAACAACGGCCCGGTAAATCTGCTCAAATGTTTCATTCACCTTGCAGCACCTCCCCCGGGTACATTAGTTAACCCTCTGTCCGTGCCTTAATGCGCTGCATAGCCTCGGCCATCATTAAGCCATCTTTAAGGCCCAACATATAACCGCCTTCTTCAGTCTGGGCCCAAAATTGAGCGCTTATAAAATCAAATTCCTGGTATAGCTTTTTTTGTTCATCGTTAAGGCTATTCATTAAAGCCTGGTTAGCTTCATGGGTTTGGCGCTGCAGCTCCCGTAATTCTTCCGTCAAATCAAAGACGGAGCTGTTGCAGCTCTCCAAACGGCTTAACGCAAATTCCCGAAGTATTTTATTAAACCCTTCTGTATCAGCTTGGCTATTGCTTAACCCTTTTACCAGAGTATAAATATCCATCATGTTAACAACCTCCTTCATATAAACCACCTATATGCTCATGTATCACACCCATTAACGCAATAACTCTTTTGCCTATATCTTTTTTGGTAACTACTTCATCATCCGTAAGGCCAAGTGCTATATTATACAGCTCGCAATATACTTTCATAAGAAAATCAACATGATAAGCCGCATCCATTTGTTTTTTTATATCTTCCATTCCTTCATCACTTAACATTAACATTACACCCCTTTAATTTATTATGTACCTTGTTGTACATCAGTGTACACCAGTAGACAATTTACGTCAAGGTACAATATTGAATAATAGTGTAAAGGATGATACTATAGTGTATATGAAAGGGGTGTATATATGGAGCAATATTACACACCGCAAGAAATTGCGAGTAGTCTAAAAATAAATGTCAGGACTGTTTACCGGTGGGTTCGTGAGGGCAAACTGGCGGCGGTCAAGGCCGGAGAATTATTAAGAATATCTGAAACCGAACTGAATAGGCTGCTAGATGAAGGCAGAACAAAATAACCCGGCCTGCACCGGGTTATTTTTATGTGAGGGTTACCCAGCTTTTTAGGAGTCCACTCACCCCACTTGTGGGGCCAGCTCACCCGGCAAATTATCCGAGCGAAAAGCCCGGATTTCAAATCCGAGCTTACCGAGCAAAAAAAAGATGTGATTTCAAATCGCACCTTTAGTGATTTTAAATTGCCAAAGTAGACTTTCAGCCTCATATCAGCCCGAAAGTTTTTGCCCTCAAAATTGAGGGGGAAACTACTCTCCGCAAAATTGCGGTAAGTAAACGGCCTCCATATTTGCCGTTTAAGCATAGGGTAAATTTCTATTAAGGCATCTGTACCTATTAACCAATTAACTGCCCAAATTCGGCAACCAGTAAAGCCAGGGCTACACATAACGGTATATGTCCTTATCTACTTCAACTAGGGTAACCACTTCAAAGCGTATCCCGGCTGCATTATCCCGCTCAATGATCTTTTGCACCTGATCCGCCCGATCAGTAACCACCAGCACCTTGGGGAAACGATACCGGCCTTGCTCGTCGGGCTGCGCCCACCATTTCTTTACCCACAACTTAGAATTATAATAATCCGTGTACTTCTGCACCTTGTCAAAACGGTTATTACTGCCGGCACGGTCTATCTCCACAAATACGGGATGCAGACACTTCTTAACCGTGTTATCCAGCACCACCAAAGCGTCAGCCAATAGGTGCCCATCATCCCACTTACAATAATATTCCCGCTTAAACACATGCAGCTTAAACCATGACTTGATCTGTCGCGCCAGGGCCACATAAACCCAGTTGAGTATAATAGTATGTTCCGCTTTTTGGTTCCAGGTCACCCCCGGCAGGTAGTAAGTGTAAGGTGTGGCCAGGTCTGCCCGTTTGCGTTTCAGTTTACCCGCCTGGTGTAATTTCTGCAGCCTTTGGCAACACTTTTGCCGGTAATCCTGCCCAGGAAATAACATTGCTTGCACCTGCTCCCGGCTGATAAACCTGCACTTTTCTACCAGCTCGAGAATTGCAGCATCCCGGTTCTTACCAATAGCCCGCGCGTTCATTTGCCAGCCTCCCCTTTTTACTGCTTTCGTGCTTCGCACTTCAGCCTTTATTTAGTATTCGACGCATAAAACCGCGCCGTTATTGGTAATGGACAAACTGATCCGCTTACTTAGTGTCAACGATACTGTCAACGGTTCTGTCATCGGTTCACGACGGTCCAAAATTGGAACGTCCTGGTTTATGTGATGGTTATAATTTCCGGTGACAAGCTCTCTGGTACAACCTCGCCCTTGGGTAAAGGTGGCAGCGTGGGAACACTGGCCAGCAGCCCCCCGGCCCGGGACACCGGCAGCCACATGGTCTGTATTTCCTGCACAGTGTTACCAAAGCGATAAATACCCCGGCCAGGGATGCCCGGCAAATACGCCCCTTCTCCGTGGGCCTCGCCTAATATCATCCTTGAATTGATTTCATCAGCTACCTGGTAGCACAGCCTAGCCGCGAACATAGCCCGGGAATCTCCATCAAGCACCTTAACACTAGGGCGCTGGGTACTGGCTATAATGGATATACCCACCGCACGACATAACCTTAAAAGCCTGTTTAACGCTATGAAAAAAGGCTCCGCTTGTAGTTCTGCCAGTTCGTCAATTATTACACAAATAAAGGGCATCTCTGTGTCTCTGTGGGCATAGTCCTGCACCTTCACTACCCCGGCAGCCTCCAGGGCATCTATGCGCCGGTCCATTTCCCGGCAAAGGTCCTGCAGCAGCCTTGTAGCTGCATCCTCAGTGGTTACCACCCGGGCATGGTCCTTTAGATAGGAAAACTCCAGTCGCTTTAGGTCTATGACATACAACTCCACCCCCGCGGCTAACATTGTAACGGCTCCCTGGTGAAGAAAAGCAGACTTCCCAAAGCCAGGAGTACCACCAACTAATAGATGGGGAGCTGTGGCCAGGTCGAGCATCACAAGACCACCACGGCCATAACCAATAGGGAGCGGGATACCTAACCCGCCCCGCTCTATCAGTGTAAAAGGGTAGTTGCTTTTTATATCGCTATTCATAACCCGCATTAACACATTACCCCCTTTTATACGTTCAAAGGTCACTGTACCGCCCAGGGCGCTGCCTATTTTGTGAGACTTCCGCCTTACGTCCATTTCAGACAAGCCCACCGGCAGCGATAAAAGCCAATCCTCACCATACTGCCGGGCCTGTTTTTTTAGCACCAGCGGGAATAATAGGCTGCCGCTCTCTGCCTTCACCTTTAGGCCAGTGTTATACCATAGTTCCCTGGTGTCTGATTTTTGGGCCATTGCCTGCTTGAATACCTTCCGCTTTTTGGCTCGCTGGTCAATTATTTTGAGGGCTTCCACTACGCTAGACATTACTTCACCTTCCCGAAGAACCGGTCAAGCGCCCCAGGCTGATAAAAGTTATCGTAGTAGCCTGATCCGGTGGGGTTACTCATACCGCACATATCCCACACACCATTTAACACCGCGTAAATACCCACCAGTGTAAGGGCCAACATGCCCACCATGAGGACGCCCGTAAAAAGTTTATCCTCGTCACCCTTGCCCAGTATGTGCAAGATGGGACTTACAACAATACTCACCAGGGAAATAATTACCGCGCCGCCTAAGACAAAGGTAACAACCTTTAGCATTTTATTTCCTCCCTTTTAAAAACCGGGATCTCTTGTAGCTGCCGATCCCACCACAAAATATTGCGAATATCGCGGGCCGCCTTGCAAGCATCGGTAATAATTAACACCGTTTGAGTGGTCACGGCTGCAGTAACCAGGCATTGACCAAGCCCGAAAATAAAAGCGCTTAACATCAATAAATACCTCCCTTTGTTTATGTATTCCTACCACCTGATATGTTTTTATGCCGGGTCGCTTGTCCGGTATGAGCAAAAAAATAAACCCGTTGACAGGTAATTTAATCCTGCTCAACGGGTTCCAAGAAAAACACATCTGTAAACTTTTCAGGAGGATAATTTAACGCTTGCAATATTACTAGCGCCAGGGTGACTGAAGGATCATAGTCACCCCTTATAATTTGCCCTAAGTATGATCTATTTACCCCTGCAACTCGGGCAACCTCGGCCTGTGTTTTGCCGCAAAGAGTAATTGCATGTTTTAAATTATTTCTCAGCACAACTTTATTTTTAGGTAAGGCAGGAGGCTTTTCTTTTAAATATGGCATCAGCCATTCTTTTATTATTCCGTCAAGGAGTATTTGCCTGGTTAGCGCCGGATTGATTGCCTTTGCCTTTTGATATATAGCCTCCAGTGCGTCGGCAACCTCCCTGGATACCCCTAGCTTGTCAAAGCTCAATATCCCACCCCCGCTATGTATACATGCCACGTGGTTAGTAAATAATACCGGCCAAGGGGTGTTTATATGCTTAAAATTATTTTTAATTCGTCAAATAATGATTATAGCAAGGAAAACATTGATGCAGACAAGGCTGCCCAGGGCATAGCCAATAAGACTATGGAGGACAGTCGTAAAAAGTAATCCCTATACTTAAACGGCACTCATATTTGCCGTTTAAGTATAGGGTAAGGGTTTATGCCTGCTAGTTGGTTGTTTGCTCACCTGTGGCTTTCTTTGTAGCCAGGAGAGGGGAGCAGCTTACTCTCGAAACAGCCTTATTAATATCATCCAATGCTAAATTTAAAGCCTTAGGATGAAGGGCCAGGTTTGTTATCTCACAACTATAAAGCAACCAGGACAGTCTATGATGGGCTTCCAACAGGGCACTGAATGACTTATGCTGTAAGCGCAGCATTATTTTTGAAGGTTTCAAGTGCTTAAACTTATCTTCTAATAGCTTTACCCTTCCGATATATGCGCCGGCCGCCATGTATGCATCATCAAGATTACCTAACTTTAAAGTCTCGCCCAGCTTATCCAATAAAGGCCATAGGTCTGTAAACATTGCTTGGCATAGTAGGGCATAAGCCAAGTCTTTTTCATTATATTGTGTATATCCCACTTAAATCCTCACTCCTCGCCGGTGTAGCTCGCTGGAGAATTTATCCCATATTTCGTCTGCATTGTTGCCGGTTATATTTATACCGCCGTTAATTGTTACTCCACTAGACATTCTATCTAAAGGGATGACCGCCTCCGGGCCTGCTTCGCCAACACCGATTATGGTTGGGGCATTAAATATGCCACCTTTTGCATACCAATCAACGCTAAAATGTGGGACACTTGGAGGGTCTAAACTAAATTCGCCTGATATATCAAAGTGGGGCAGTTTTATTTTAGGTAGGTCCCATTCAAAGTCAAAAAAGCTTCTCATGGTCTTTATAGCATTTCCCACCGCATCCTTAGCAGTATTGATTTTAGTGGTGATTCCAGTCCTAATGGCTTCAAAATTTTCTGTAGCCGCTATCCTCGCTTCGTCAGCTTTTGTGGATATATCATTTTTCATGCCATCCCATGCCGCAGCGGTATTAGCTCTTAATTCGGCCCAGTCGGCGTCGGCATCAGCTATCTGTTTTTTCCTACCATCATCTATGGTTTTATTAATATCGGTATAATAATCAGAAAAACCCTTCCATGTTATCGCCCATTCCTTTTTAAACCCGTCATCCATATCAGAAACATAGGTAAAAAAACCAGTTACCGCGTTTAACCCTGCTGTCATTATGGGCTGTATCACATCCCCAAAATCCGCCATGGCTTTATTGAAGTCTTGTTGCGCTTGGTTAGCCTTAATAAGTTCCGGATGGAGTTTAAGAAATTCCTCATACATGTTATTCATGCCTAGCTTGGTCAGGGTATCTAATACATATTGCTCCTGAGTGCCTAGTTCTGTGGCTTCTTGCAAACCTTTATTCCACTCATCAGTTTTAACCCCTAAACGCGTAAGCATTTCCTCAAACGAACCGGCAGCCTCGCCTGCGGCTAAGGTCTCCTGTATACCGTCTGCAATACCCTCAAAATTCAAGGTATCTTTAAATTTAATGCCAGCACCAATAACGCCTTCCAACGCGGCTTGCAGGTTATTGTTATCAAACCCAGCCGCCAGCAGTTCATTAACCGCTTCGCTGTTGGCTCCGATATCATCTCTCATATTATTTAACGTTTCGAACGCTTTATTAGCGGCATCCACACCCACACCGGCGGCCCGTGCATTGGTTTCAAGGTACCCCAGCTCAGTGCGCAGCTCCTTAGTGCTTTCCACAATCGCAGTCATGCCGCCGACGATTACCCCAGCCCCAGCAAGCATCCCAAGACCGGCGTTAAATTTGTCCATCTTGCTAGATGATTCTGCGGCTTCATCGCCGGTGTCTTTTAACTGCCCCTCTAACTTTTGCAAACTCTGTTCAGTTCGGGCGGCTTCCCGCTGGAAAGCTCTATGCTGTTCGACGCTTAAATCGCCGGCTGCAAATTGCTGGTCAACATCCTTCTGAGCCACTTTTAACCGGTCCAGCTTTTCCCGGCTATTTTCCACGGCTTCTGCTAAAAGCTGTTGGCGTTGGGCCACCAATTCGGTATTGGTAGGGTCTAATTTTAAAAGCCGGTCTACATCTCTTAATTCGCCCTGTAAGTCCCTGGATTTTTTATTAACGTCCTGCAAGGCCTTATTAAGGGCGGTCGTTTCGCCAGCAAACTGTATATTAATTCCTTTTATGTTTCCGGACATATTATCAACTCCTTATTAAAAAAAGATGGGCGGCCCAGCTCACCTGGTTCGGTGATCCCCCTGGTGGCCGCCCTTTATGGAATAGGAGAACCAATTATGAAAAAGAATCTGCTTTGGGGCACGACGTTGTATGCAACGATCGACCACGCTGCAAAAAGAGAACAGCCCCGATGTTCCCTTTTTGCTACCCCCGCTTTTAAGCGGAGGCAGTGAAAAGGAACATATATTAACCTTTTTTCAGTAAGATTACGCTATGCGGAACGGCTAATTTTCCGTCGCAGAGTTCAGTAGCCTTGTGGATAACCTCGTCGGTATCCTCGTCGAAATACTTTTTATAAAGCATCTGCAGGTTACTGTTGAAAATATAATCACGGTAGTCTGCAAAGTAGCCGAAAACATCCCCAACTTGGGCGGAATCGAAGCTAGTTAGGTAGTCATCAACCAGCACCACATTGTAACCCAATACTCGCCTTTCAGGTCTTTCAGCCAGTCCCAGGTTGATTCTAGCTATCGGTTGGCCATTGGCGTCAACCATACCAGCAATGTGTTTATCCCAGTCTTTTTTGGTCAAGGTCAATACAACTTTACTCTCGTAGGCCAGGGGGATACTTCCGATGATAGCAGCCCATTTATCATAGGTGCTAATCTCAGCAGCCGTTACAGTAATAATCTGGCCGACCGGAATGGATGTATCCTTAATGATACCCAGGGGCTGCCCAACGCCGGTACCGGAAACAACCGCTTTCTCTACCGCTATAATCATTGCCTCATAGATGTTCTCAACAACGGTTGACTCGAACATATCCAAGCTCGCGGTACTGGCTTCCAGGGAAATGGCCACACGACACTGCAGTTTATAGAGGTTGAAAGTGACGCTGCCAGTGGTTTTCTTTTGCTTGTCCGATAAACTACCCTCAGCAACCCATGTTGCAATCGGCTTTAGACTGGAGATAGGAACAGCTATGCCGCCTTTTACGTTGGCCTTAGTTATCAGGTTCCAGATCATGGAGTAAGCAGACATTTTCTCGTACACTTTATTCATGATCGTGGTGGGGATAACGGTTCCGATGTCACTGGTTAACGTGGTAGCATTGGCCCGCTGCTCTAAAATATCGGAGCGGGTACCCGTCAGGACAAAGTTCATAAATGCACTTCTGTATTCCTGGGATGCATAAACGTTACCATTCATGGGTTCATCACTCCTTTGATTCATTGCCGCGCCTTGGCCAAGGCCATAGGTGCCAAGTATACGGGTTGCACCGATGGGGCTGCCGTAACTCCTGGCGCTCAGCCCCCCAGTGTTAACCTGTTCGCGAAGTTCTGCAATTTCAGCGTTTAAGGTTTCCAGCTCTTCATTAATTCTGCGGAGCTCGGGAATGTCATTGGTATTTTGTGCCCTTTGGCCTAGCTCCTTTTTACGGGCTTCTTTTTGCGCGATCAGTTCGTATTTATCCATAGCTTTTTTACTCCTTCTTAGTATTCTAGAATTTGTGACGGGTCAAGGCGTTATCCAACGCTCGCGGCACACTGTCCAGCGCAACCGCTCTTTATGTTAAGCGTTCAATCTCCCCGTACTCTCCAGCGCGGGCCCACACTCTCCAGCGTGGTGGTTTTGATTGAACTTGCTTACCAAACTTTGATAATGTCAATTTCAACATCTCGTAATATTTCAGTAACCTGTCTTAGCAGGGTATTGTAAGCTTTGACTGTATCAATATAAGTTGTCAACGCCGGGTTAGTGCGCCGGGTCTGTTGTGCCCCGTTAACGTAAAGCTCGATTTCTCCGTTTGCTTCAATGTCGGCTTTTAAGCCAATAATGATGTAATCTAAATATTGCAATTCCTCGATATATCGCTTAATCCGGATCATTTTATCGGGTGTCAATCTCTGTTTGACCGGATCGTCCGGGGGCAGTTGTTCGACGTATTTTAGAATATCGTTGACTTTGATTTTCGGTTTCGGTGGTTTCCTTGGACGGCTCATAACTTTGCCCCCTTTCTGTTAATATTTGCTATTTTGGGCGGTGGGGGGTAATTTTTGGCTGAAATCGGTACTCTCGGTTTGTATGTAAATAAGGTTCCCCTTCCGGTCCCTACAGAAAATTATTCCCCGTAGCAAGGGGGAGGGGGTTAATCGCTCTCATTCATCTCCCCGACAAACTTCAGCAAATCACTTACCGAATTGTTGTCTTCCAATTGTCCCCACTTTTCCCGTAATTCCTTTTTCTCTTCTTTTGTGCGGGCTTCAAGAATCATTGTTACTCTTACCTTTAACTGATCCATCCCTGCGGCACTCTCATATTTCTTTTGGGGAAGAATACTAACATCCATACTGACTATTACCCCTCCTTTTCTTTGCTCCTGCACGGATACTTCCTGGAGTATTGCAGGGAGAGCTTAAAAACTCAGTAGCCTTTGACAGCCCCAGGTAATGGACCAGTTCAGCCAGCGCTTGATTAAAGGTTTTTTTCCCTTGTTCATAACCTTCATACTGGAGTAGCCTATTATCATAATCCTTGACCTCTGGCCTAACCGATGCCATGAACCGGTTTAACTTTGGATCAATATAATCGTAGTCGCTCATTGTTTTAATCTCTCCTCTTGCACAATTATGTCTGTAGTGAATGAGTTTCAATGAGTTTTAATGAGTTTCATAAAATCCCACAATCCCAGCAACGACGAGGCTCCCGAGGTTTTTTACTGAGTTACATGAGTTTTATGCCGTCATTGGCCATATATAATATATATAGAACATTTGTTTAAAATTTTTCCGCACGGGGTATAGTAGCAATAAACTCATTAAACTCAGTAAGGTTCTAAAAAATCCAGTAATGACAAGGCTTTGCGGGTTTTGCATAACTCATTCAAACTCATTCATAACTCATCCAGAAGGAGTAACTTTCCATAATAACGCCCTATCTGCCGTGCCGCTTTTCTCTAGCTTATAGCCATTGGTGAAGAAAACGCACGCTTTCTTTGCTAATACCCGCCCTAGTTTACGGGTAAATCCGTTATCCCCGGGATCAAGCCAGTCAGGTAATGCCTCCCGTAAATGGGTATTGAATGTTATCTGCCGCTGCAATTGTTTTGTGGTTATTGCGCTAGGCCCAATGTCTTGATACCATGCTTCGATAAGTTCTTCGATACCGTCATTTATTTCTGAGCTATCATAAATATCAGCTATGTTTTGCAAAAAACCATCAACACAAGCCAACTCTAAAATTCCGCCCATAGTATCGCGCCACTCCTCAAAGCTGCCCATTGTAGGGGCCTCTGCCGCCACTGGCCGCCCGGCCTTTATCCATGCCCTAGCAAGGGTATAAACTGCAGCCAGGAGCGCGCCGCGGTTCTCCTTGACGTATTTCAATAAGTGCGGGTGCTTAAACTTTTTGTTATCCCGTTCCCAGGGTTTGGCTAATTGAGCATCTAACCTAACCTTGTAACAGCGCCGGGGTAAGTCCCCTGCTAACCGGATATTATTACCGGTAGCTATCCAACTGGTGCGGTGCTGCAGGTTTATAATGTCATTACGTCCCAGTATGCGGTCACTCCAATTAGTAGAGGTTAGCAAGGCGCACAATGTCGGGGAGCGGAAAGTATCTTCTAGGTTATCTATAACTGCAATGGGTCGGCCCTCGTTCAGAATGGAGGTAATGCGCTTTCGCCATTCTTCCTCCCTGCCGCGCCCGTCCGGTGCTGTGGTCATGTAAGAGTTTTTACCGGTGGCAATTATTGAGATAATATCAGACATTAAACTTGCACCGGTCCCCTGCAAAGGCTTGTCTATAAGGAGCATGGGCACAGGCCCCGCGATCATGTCGCGCAATACTGGAGTTAAGACAGCTGCAATATAATTTGTCTGGCTCGCTTCACTGTCAAAGGGGAAGTCTTGCACAACATCTTTTAACAGCCCCATAGCCTTTTTTATATCCGCCGCGGTGGGGTTCTCCGGTATTTCCGGCATTATAAAGCCCTGCTCAGGTGCGTAGAAAAGCGATGTAACATCATCATAACCGGGTCTGGTGAATAAGCTGCCATCATGCCATCTTAAAATTGGCGCTTGCACTATCCCGCGTAGTAACGGCAGCGGTAAATTATCCTGCGTCATTATGTCACGTACAAGGTCCATGGGTGGAAAGGTTGGAATATATTCTTTTTCACCGTCTTTTTTCTTGCGTACGTTGACATACTGAGCGCTTCTGGCTAGGTGGCCTTTTAATGTTGGCTCATTAACTAGCTTGATAGTCGGCCTGGTGAATGACTGATTTTTCTTGTCTTTCTCTTGAATATTAACTACTTTCACGATCTCGCCGCTTCTTATAAAAAGCTCAGGCGGGTAGTTTTTTGCAACCAGAGCGTTTAATGCCTCACGTGTAAGTGACGGTAAGAAACGGGAATTAACCACAATGACCGACTGCTGCTTAGCCTCGGTATTATTTGTTGAGGTATTCTCTCCGGTGCCATCCTCGCCAATGCTGCCTTCCCACGGTATTTCAAAATCGTGTTCTGGCCTTGGAAGCTCACCATAAACACCTGGGCAGCCGTCTATTGCTTTTTGAATGGTGTAATTCAAATATGTAGGATGCTTATCATCTTTTTCACGGTAAAGCCCGCTTTGTCTAAATATGCGCTCCATCTGGTCAGGGTTGCAGCCTGTCCAAAATGCAAGTAGGTTGCAAAATGCCTGATCTGCTTCTGACTGGCTCGGGTAGCCGGTCCAGTCCCCATTAAACAGCATTTCAAACTTAGTGCCGTTTTTAGCATTTCGCGCCCGGTTGAGCAGCTCGGCATCATCTAAGGTCATACCTGCGGTATTTGCCCGGGAGGGCTGGTCCTGCTGCGTTTTCGCTATATATTCACGATGAAACGCGTTTAGTTCTTCCTGCCGACCCATTACCCCACCCGGGGTGCCCTCTACCCGGTGCCCGGTTACGGTTAAAAACCGGCCGGTAGTGTAGCACTCAATATTACCTTTGCGCCTGCCCGGGTTTTGTAGCTCACCGCGTAGAAACATACGCACGCCTTTACCACTGGGGCTTATTTCGGTGTAAGTGTTTAACCGGCTTATGATTTCCCCGGCCCACGGCTGAATATCACCGCTTTCGGGGTCCCCGCAGCCATCCAAGTCCACACCTACAAACGGGTCTTTAGCAGTAACTACAAAGCCAATCCCGGCATACCCGCCACCGTTTTTTAATGCCGCCACAGCTTGCCCAAACGTGCCCCAGCTTGCAGGGTTTGTTGATGATGCAGGCTGCTCGCTCTTGGGGTCAAAGGGAATTTTATCAATTTTGCCATTATCCTTCGGCACTGCTTTCCAACAAACAAATTGTGGAATTTGTTGCAGTTCGAGCGGGATATTCTGTTCAATAACTTTCAGCATTAGCGTTTTACTCCAACCCCTGGTTAATGGATCGCCTTTCCAGGTTATCAATCCACAGGTCCAGGCTTTCTTGAGTGAAAAACACGCGGCGGCCAATGCGGTAATGGGGGATTTGTTTTAACCTCACCATCTGCATTAGTTTGTCATACTTGCAACCGATGTGATCTGCAGCTTCCTTGGGTAATAGCCTGGTCTTTTCTGTCATTGTTTTTTCCCCTTTCAAAAAGAAAAGGGGCCTAACAAACGCCAGTATTTTTAACACTGACATTTGCTAGGCCCGCATGGAGTGCTTAGACTCGCCTGGAGCGCTTACTTTTTATTTAAGGTTTATTACCTCTTTATCAGAATTCATAATTTCACTTAGTGGCGTTCGAACAAAAACGGCTATCCCAGCCCGGCGGCTTGCCTCTTTGTCCTCTTTTTTTATGTACTTGATACCATTAAGGGTCTCGATTTCAAAGAGGACTTTATTTCTGAATCGTATTTTTTGAATCACTTATGCTAGTCCTCCGTTTCATCAGGGCTATCCCCGAAATCAAGTTTAGCCTCAAAAACAAGGTCTTTACTAAGATTTTCTTCAAACATCTTGCGCTGTTTATCTGGCATGGCATAAAAATGATGTTGCAAATAGGCGATAATATCAGTGAGATAGCTTCCCATTAGGGGATTAACTTCTGCAAGCTCTGCATCTGTTCTTCTTAGAACTTGCATTATTTTGGCCTTTTCATCATCACTGATTAGATCAATATCAGGGTTAGGCACGTTTAGTATTAAACCGCCTGCCCGAAGGTGTCTAATTTTTTCGCATCTTTCAAGAATTGCAGCTTTTACAAATTCTGCAATTACTGCTTTCCCGCCTTCCGGGGTGGTCCTGTAGTAATTTAGGCGTTCGAGATCGTTATCCTCAACTTTAAAACTAATATTTTTCATGCACACATCGCCCCTTAGAAATGTTTCTAAAGGTATAATAGCATGTTTATTACACGTTGTCAACGTGTAATTTATATAATTCAGCACGTTGACAACGCTCCCACAGATAATCTGTCTCAGACAAAAAAGACAGAATAAAAGACAGAAAATCATAAAAAAGCATAAAAAATAAGCCGTTTTCAGCAAAACGACTTTAAAAGAAACCCAGTAATATCAAGGCTTGTCCATCATCACACTAAATCTTAAAAATGGCCTGAACGCACTCCAAAACCGTAGGCTGCAGGTTCGAGTCCTGTCTCCCCTGCCAAAACGCCCAAAGGTCTAAGGCCTTTGGGCGTTTTTTATGTTTCTTCTTTAAATCATGTATCTATAAAGCTTCCCTTTTCTGCTATACCTACCTCCATTTCCTGTTGGCCATCCGGTTTTTTCCTCCATAGTGTTATGATGAGCTGTTTGTGTGTTGGCATGGTTTTATACCTAGTCGCACTGTCAAGATCGCTAAGCAAAGTTTGTGCAGATATTTATGATCTATTATTTAGATTGCCTGGCCGGTTTATCAATCTGTCATGGTTTGGCTATTGGTTCTTTTATCTAAAGTAAATTTAGCAATTTAAATATAAGTTTAATATGTCTAATAT